ATATTGGTATATTTCATAATATGTCTCTGCATGATTTACCAAAAAAGGTTCAGTATGTGATGTTGGATTCTAATTTTGTAGATGGGACAAATAATACATTTGCACTCGACCTAAATCTTAAATCCAATACACACGTCGAAGATATGAGTCGTGTAATGGGCGTCAAGATGGTTGATTTCTATATCACCCAGGTCGGAGCCCCGGGTTCTGTATCAAACGTCCCCAAATATGTCGATATTGTGTGTCCAGATATCCCCAAATCGGCACAACTTATAGATGAACGACATGGTCAGGTATTAGCGAGAATCCCACTAGAAAGACACTTTACCGAAACTTCTACAACCATTCTTAGAGACAAACAAGCTAGAATGTTTCAAAGAAAGACAAATTATTTCAATCCCATGTCCATAAAGAAATTAAACTTTAAAATATATGAAGAACAGGATGATGGGGATTATGTTACACTAAAATCAGATTCAAAGTGGTATATGATTCTAGAAATTACAACAGTAGATGTAAAAGAAAAACCAAAAGACAGGGAACTTCAAATATTGATATCATTGGACAAATTGGCTAGAAAATTAGATTCTTTAAATGTAAATATCCAACGCCTTCCAGATAAAGAAGTGCATGAACCCAAAAGTAAATATCCTTTCAAGTATTTAGTATTTATATTAATGTTATTATTTGGTGTTTTTATATATTGGATGAATAGAAACGGTAGTCCGGGACCACCGCAATATTAAATGATTGTACCGGGTTCAAGTGTGGTGTTCTTAGGAATGATAATAATACCATCCTTAATCATATACCCACAATCCTCGGCATCCAAATCCTTAATATTATCAACATTAACGATATGGCATCCCGAACCAATACGAGCATTCTTATCGATGATAGCCTTCTTGATGATACAATCGGGACCAATACCAATTGGAATACACCCCGGGATATCATCACATTCTTCCGGTTCTTCAAAATGATCAGCTCCCATTATAATAGAATCGGTAACAATACAATTATCACCTATGTAACTTCTAATACCGATCGTAGAATTTTCAATCTTACTTTTAACGATTGTTGAACCATCACAGACAGACGAAGAGTTTATAGAACATTCGACCATTCTCGTAGGAGGCAAGTGTCGCCTCTTTGAATAAATAGGGGAAATAGAATCATAAAAACTAAAATCTGGTGTTTTATTGTTACATTTCAAATTTGCGTTATAAAATGATTCAATCGTTCCAATATCTTCCCAATAACCATCGAAAATGTACGAATGAACATTATATCCCATGGAATTCGCATCAGGGATAATTTCCTTCCCGAAATCATTGGACGATGGCATCTCCTCCATTAACAATTTCTTTGCTACATCGGCACTAAACACATAAATGCCCATCGATGCGAGGTAAGGTGGCTTGGAGGATCGGGGCGTTTTGGGTTGATTTTTCATTTCAAACAAATCTTCACCGGTGGGTTTCTCAGAAAATTGGATAATTCTTCCCCGTGAATCCACTTTCATTAAACCGAACGACGATGCCCTATCTTCCTCAACATACGTGGTACACACGGTAATATCAGCTTCGGTTAGGCGATGATGATATATCAACGGTTTATAGTCCATGCGATATAAGTGATCGCCAGACAATATAATATATTCATCGCATCCAGTCTCTTCGAAAATCCACTGATATTGTCGAACAGCATCGGCCGTGCCCCTGAACCATGATTCATTTGATGGACTTTGTTGTGCCGCCAATACTTCAACGAATCCCTTCGTCAAAAAGGAACCAATATTGGTATCATATGCCTGATTTAAATGACGGGTAAGTGATACGGAATTAAATTGAGTGAGACAATACATTTTAGTAATATCACTATTTAGACAATTACTCACTGGGATATCGATTAGCCTATAGTTCCCAGCCAATGGGACCGCGGGCTTTGATCTGTTTTTCGTCAGAGGATATAAACGAGACCCCACACCACCACCCAATATAATACCAAGTACGTTGTCCATTGAAGAATAGTAATCATAATACTCACTATCTGTTTCGATATCAGGAGCAAAAACTTCGGCGATAGCTCTTTGAATTGCTATACTACTCGGATTGGGCGAATTCCAGATTTTATTATACTTTTCGAGAGATTCCTTAAATTCGTAACCAATATTATTACGACGTTTTATGGGAAAATCTCGTTTTTTAGAATTTTTGACGCTTTTGCGTTTCGGAAGTGTATCCCGTTGTAACGTAGAAACTGTAACAGGTGACGCTTTCATTAATTAATATAAAAGTGAAATGTTTATATTAGTTAATGGATAACAAAGTCTCAGACCTGTTTAACCCGATGGAGGAATTTCCTGACAGGGAAACGATCAAAAAAACCCTGAAAAAACATAACATAAAAATAAAGGAATATACTGTAATTGAAACAGAGTTCGAATTATTTATAAATTCTCCTGCGAACAAAAGATTAGGAATTATGAATGAACTTAAGAGGAGGTGGAAGCGGCAGCTTTCTTAGTCGTGGCCTTCTTCGTAGTGGTGGAGGAGGCCTTCTTCGTGGTCGCTTTGGCCTTAGGTTTTACTTCGACTGGGGCCGGTTCTTCCTTGACAGGTTCTTCATTGACCGGTTCTTCCTTGACCGGAGCGGCGACGGGGGCTGGGGCCGGGGCGCTCGTCTTGGTGCAACATTCACAAGAATCAACTATTTTCAAAAGGAGGGTATAGAGTCGTGTCTTATCGAGACGAACACGGGTGAGCTCTTCAAGAATTTCTCGTCTGATGTCGGACATTGTAATATACATAAAAGCAAGATTATCTTTATACTAAATGATATTCATAGGACCAACACTAAGAAGTGGCATAGGTCAACATTGTAGTAAATACTGTAAGCTTTTCCCTGGGTCGAAGTATTATCACTTTGGTGAAGATATACCAGAATGTGATTATGGTCTGGTGTTTCTTATACCCACACAACCTACCCTGGATTTAATCCCATACATGAAAAGTCGTGTCAAGAACTTGTCCTGTATGACCGTTTGTGAAACGGCAACCGTACATGAAGATTATGGCAAAATATGTGATGAATTTGAAACGATTTTCGTTCCAAGTCAATTCTGTAAAGATGTGTTATCAAAACAATTCCCCAAAAACAATTTTATCACGATACACGCTCACATCCCCGCCCCTAAAAAATTTAAACCGTATACCTTTTATCACATCGGAAATATAGCAGATAATAGAAAAAATTTTAAGGGTATTTTAACCGCTTTTATGCGAGTAAAACAAGAAATGCCAAACGTGCGCTTAATTGTAAAAGCTACGTGTAATCAGGATGTAGATATTCCATTACCGGGAGTAAAAGTTATAAATGGACTTATTTCTGATGATGAAATGGAGGATATTCATACAATATCTGATTGTTATGTAAGCTTTTCATCGTCCGAAGGAGTGGGTATGGGCGCTGTAGAGGCGGCACTTCGTAATAAGCCGGTGATTATTACAAATTACGGGGGAGCCCCGGAATACATCGAAACCCCTTATACAATCGACTGTGAGCCAGGATTCTTAGAAGAAGATGATTTTCTTTTCAAGAAGGGGATGGAATGGGGAAGACCCGATTTCGATCAGCTTGTCATGTATATGTCCGACGCAGTCAAAAGAAATCTTAAAATAATGGATCATTTCCACACTAAACGACTTGTCAGTAAAGAATTTGTATTACAGGAATTTGTCACTTATATGGTTTGATGCGAGTATCACTACCCCGACCAATATGGTACCGGACGCAATATTTCCCTTCTGGGTTATAAGATACGTGATAATGTCATCAATAAGTCTAATTCCGGTGGGTTTTGTTACATACTTAGGGATGGAAACGCTTAATAATATGTATAATATCATTGATATAATTACAGGTCTAAGGGTGTCTTGATCTAACATCTTTTAATTTAGGCGTTTATTTTAATTTCACCCAACATAGTACAAAGGTCATCAACACTCCCGTCTGAGACAGATTTGTTATCGATTTTAATTCCCTTCATCATGTTCGCCAAACCGTCGATGTCTTCTGTAGGAACCTTATGCTTTCTACAAAAGTCGCCGCACACAGCCCTGTAACTACACCTCTTTCCAGCCAGTGTAGTGGCTGCGCATATCTTATGAGAATTCCTCTTTTCGCGGGGTTCATCGATGACTGGATCGATAACGATGATTCCACGTTGAGCTTTCGCATTTCGTATGGCTTCGTGTCTTCGCTTCAGTCGCCACTCGGCATCAGCGAGCCGGACGCAGCGTTCATCCGGTTCGATAACCTTGTAAAATTTAATAGTTTGCATAAGAAGCGCATACCAGCAGCTGTCGCGTGTAACTTCCATGGATTATTCCAGAAAAAACTGAAAAAATGAGATGTTAATTTTCACTTAGGAATTATAAATCTGCCTGTCCGGCTATGGTTGATAAATATAAATCAACCTCTCCCGCAAATTGGGGGCATTTTTCTGTTGTTCTTTTGGTTACCATATCTTGAACATTTACGATATGTTCTTTAAATGTAACTACATCCACGCCAGTTGCTGTATGTATCTCGGAATCTGTGGCTATATCAGTCGCCGCATAGAGATATGCCGCGGCATAATTAGCATGTAATACAGCTATGAGGGGTGTTGCGTCTTGTTGTGCGGCAGTCGCATAACGAGCGGACTGACGTACCAAAGTCTCCAACGACTTCTTATTGCTCCGACGTGTATTGTTTCTGTTCAAAAAAAGAACCAAAATAACTAAAAGTGCTATAAAGTAAAGCATCGTCGTATACATAAGTATGCCAAAATTATCCTGGAGACATGAATGCTATGTGTGTCAGTCACCACTCGATATAATAATTAGACCGGACACGGATGAACAACATAGAGTATTATACAAGTATAGACACATAAGACCTTTATTCTTACTAAATAATGTATCCCAAATTAAGTTATTTGGGTTAAAGGCAAGCAGGGTATGTAGGTGTTGTTTTGTAAGTCCCCCTAAAGTAAGCATAATAAAACTAATGGAACGTGAAACTGGAATTATTAAAAATTTATATACACCCAATGCGACAAAAACAAAGGAAGAGGTTGTAAATTGGTTTAATGACTACTATCGTATAGCCCGGAGATATCGGGCGGACGATATGTGATCTAAAAAAACCTAAGTAAAGAATTGCGTCTATAGATTTTCAAGTGAAATGAAAGAAAGCATTCAAAAACTTTCCCATATAGAACATATATTAAAGAGACCCGACTCCTATGTTGGTCCCGTTGAAGTAACGCCAGAAACCTATTGGCTTATTGATAAATATGGAAAAAAGTTTGAAAAGAGGGATATCAAATATTCCCCCGCTCTTCTTAAAATTTTTGACGAGATACTCGTAAATGCGGTCGATAGAAATTCACTCCATCCAAAACAGGTGACGAATATAAATGTCTCCATCGATAAAGACTCTGGAAGAATCACGATCGAAAACAATGGTCCTCTCGGTGGCGTATCCATTAAAATGCACAAAAAGGAGCAACTGTGGAATCCGGAACTTACATTCGGTCATCTCTTAACATCGACCAATTACGATGACTCAAAAAAGAGGGTGGTGGGCGGAAGAAATGGATACGGCGCAAAACTCACGAATGTGTATTCGTCAGAATTTTCCATAGAAATTAAAGATCATGAAAATAAACTGTCATATTCGCAGATGTGGAGGGATAATATGACAACATGTGTTACACCCACCATGAAAAAATACAATGGAAGCAAATCTTCGGTATCTGTATCATTTATCCCGGATTGGAAAAGGTTCGGGATGAAACAGATGGACAATACTATATTCAGAATATTTCATAAAAGAGTATATGATGCGAATATCTGTACCACACCGAACTGTAAGGTAAAATTTCAAGATGAACCGTTACCCAAAATGAATCTTGAATCCTATGCGAAGATGTATGAGGGTGTGGAATCTCTCGCCAGTGTCACTGCGGACCGCTGGTCGGTCTGTATTGGGCCATCGGATAACAATCTTGAACAGGTTTCGTTTGTTAATGGTATTTGTACAAACAAAGGAGGGAGTCATGTGGATCATGTGACGTCTTTTTTGGCGGCGGGTATCATCGATGAATTATCGAAGAAAATCAAACTAAAGCCTCAACAAGTGAAAAATACATTCAACGTTTTCGTAAAGGCTACCCTTGAAAATCCTACGTTCAGTAGTCAGGTTAAATCCGAATGTACATCAAAATCACAAGAATTTGGAAGTAAATTTGAACCACCAAAAAATTTTATCAAGAACGTACTCAAGACTGGAATTCAAGATGAACTATTGGCATTGTCAAAATTCAAGGAAATGAAAGAGCTCAAAAAGACGGACGGTTCAAGAAAATCAAAAATTACTGGCATTCCAAAGTTAGATGACGCAAATAAGGCGGGTACAGCGCAGTCTGGGAAATGTACTCTCATCGTGACAGAGGGTGATTCAGCGAAGACTTTGGCGGTCGCGGGGCTTTCGGTCGTTGGTCGGGATCATTATGGCGTTTTCCCACTCCGTGGTAAATGTAAGAATGTCCGGGATGCTTCCGTGTCTCAATTAACATCTAATCAGGAATTCAACGATCTCAAGAAGATTTTAGGTCTCCAACAAGGTAAAGAATATACAGATGTTTCCGAACTTCGCTACGGTCGTCTTATGATCATGACAGACGCTGATAACGATGGGTCTAATATCAAGGGGCTGATCTTGAATATGATACATCATTTCTGGCCAAGTCTATTGAAAATGAACTTTGTTGTGAGTATGGTTACTCCTATCATTAAGGCAACGAAGGGTTCGGAAACCAAATCATTCTATACAGATTCTTCGTTTAGGACGTGGTATGGAAACGGTAAATCCGGATGGAAGATCAAATACTACAAGGGTCTGGGTACATCCACATCGAAGGAAGCGAGAGAATATTTCAAACAAATTCAGCAGCTCACGGTAAAATTTGAAATGGATAAGATGTCAGATGAATCTATTATTCTGGCTTTTGACAAAAAGAAGGCCGACGCAAGAAAAGAATGGCTTTTGAGAAATACCGCAAAGAATCCAAATGAATTGGAAGTCCCGTATGGGTCGATCCAATCACTCGGAATTACAAATTTCATTCACAAAGACTTGGTCAATTTTAGTCTCGCGGACTTGAAAAGATCCATCGCTCATGTTGCGGACGGATTAAAGCCATCCCAGCGAAAAGTTATGTATTCTTGTTTCAAAAAGGATCTCAGAAATGAAATGAAGGTTGCTCAACTGGCAGCATACGTCGCAGAAACATCGGCATATCATCATGGAGAAGTTTCCCTCGCTGACACAATTGTGAAATTGGCAAATGATTACATGGGTAGTAATAATATCAATCTCCTCGAACCTTGTGGTCAGTTTGGGACGAGACTGATGGGTGGGAAGGACGCGAGTCAAACGAGGTATATTTTCACCAAACTTACAAAAGAAGCAAGAAGACTGTTTGACCATAGAGATGATGCGATCCTCACGTATTTGGACGACGATGGGAGAATGATCGAACCGAATTATTATATGCCCACTCTTCCCACGATACTTATCAACGGATCGGAGGGTATCGGGACGGGGTTTTCTAGTTTTGTCCCGCCGTTCAATCCACTTGATATTAAAAACAATATCCTTCGGGTTCTTGATAAAAAACCAATCGTCCCCATGAAACCATGGTATAGGGGATTCAAGGGTACCATCACACGGGAAGGTGATGAAGGTGCTTGGATCGCCGAAGGTGTGTGGAGAAACACGGGATCTAAGATTAAAGTGACCGAGCTTCCCCCGGGAAGATGGACACAGGATTACAAAGAATACCTCGACACTCTCGTTGAGAAGAAGACAATCACTTCATATACAAATAACAGTACAACCGAAAATGTTGATTTTGACATTGTTGGTTATACGGGTAATGATCCAATGAAAGACTTAAAATTGAGACGATCGTTAAACTCTTCGAACATGCATCTATTTCATCCAACAAGAGGAATATACAAATACAAAAGTCCAGAGGAGATTCTCGTTGATTTCATTGAATTACGAATGAAACACTACAACGCAAGAAAATCCCACCTCATTAAAGTATTGGAAAATAAGGCAACATTGTGCAGTTACAAATCTAAATTCGTTTTGATGGTTATAGATGGAGAATTGGTTGTTTTCAGACGGAAAAAGTTGGATCTCGAAAGACAAATATCACAAATTTTCCCAAAAATTGATGGGAATTATGATTATCTCTTGAATATCAAAACAGTTCAATACACAGAAGAGTCTGTGAAGTCGCTCATCCAAGAATCCAATGAAGCTAGACGCCAACTGGAAATTATGAAACAGACATCCCCCATAGACATGTGGAAATTAGATATTAAAAATATGTAAGCAATAAGTAGTATGTGCGACATAAACGGTGCCAGCACCGGAGCCATGTTATGCCTTCACGCGATAGGAAAGCAAGATGGCCACCTTATATCCAACGACGAAAAGGCGAGGTCTTTATTTACCTATAAAGAGAAACGTCATTCGAATTTTTCAAAATATCATCGAACCACCCCCGTCATTAATCCAGGAGGAAAAGCCACCTGGCCATTTGGTGAAACCATAAAGGTTACCATGAACCCACAAAACATGGGAGATTTATTGAGTAATATGTATATTTCAATAAAAATGCCAAAAATAAACGGCGCTCCCGGGAATGGTCAGAATTATGCTGACCAATTGGGAAGACATCTATTCAAATCGATTACTATGAGGGTTGATGAATTAGAATTGGAAACTATATATGACGATTGGATGATATTGTATGACGAGTTGTATATGGAAATGTCCGAGAAGATTACAAATAAGATATTGATTAACCGTGGCATTCCGTATGATGGTGCCGTCGATAACGGCGCTTACGCACAATATGACACCGATCTCATCATACCCCTCCCGTTCTTCTTTTCAAGAAAATATTCGGGAGACGAATATGATACAAACCAACCAAATAGACCATTCTTCCCACTTTGTGCGATACATAAACAAAAGCTTGAATTTACATTCGTGTTACACCCTCAAACCTTCTTCACGGACTCATCCACGACTATCTCGGTTCCGGAATTTGATATCATCACAGAGGAATTGACAATAACCCCAGAAGAAAGAATCTATTACATGAAAGAAGCGACGCAGTTAATCACCGATGTTGTGAAGAAACACCCAACCATGGAAACCGAAGTCGGCAAGGATCAAATGAAATTACAATTGGTTCCGAATATACCGGTAAAGTGTATTCATTGGTTTTTGCGAAACAAGGATTTTGAAAATATAGAAGTCGCACAGGGACCGGGTGTGGATTCCAGTTACTTGGCAAGTTATCAAATACCGGGTTCAATTAGTGCCGATTATCATTACTTTCAAAATAGATTCAATTTTGGATCTATACTCGATTTTGATCAATTATATTCGTTCTTTTATCCGGTAATGGATAAAGCAAAATTCTATATCAACGGACAAGACACCCCAAATATAACGGACGCAAACCATTCGTATTACAAGTACCTGACAACGATAAGAGCCCGATTGTCTCGTCCCTATAGGAATGTCTATACTTATAGCTTCTCGATGTATCCAATGAATGTGAAACCATCGGGGAGCTTAGATTTTTCGCAACTAAAATCCGATAAAACCAATTTGGAGGTAAATCTCAAATCCGGTTTAACAGATACATATACATTACATTTATATTACACTGGCTACCAAACGTTTAAATTTTCGGGTGGGTTTATTTCTCTCGCTTATTAAATAACGTATCTTTATTGTTTGAAATGTAATCAATCACTTTATTTTTTATACACCATTTGATGAAATTGAGTTGGGCAACCGTGGTACTAATTTCATCATCTGTCCCCGGTATCGTATATGATATCTTTTCCGAACGACAAAATGGGTCAAATAATTTTTTGCTATATCCATCGAGAGTTGATTTATATGCACAATGAACAGTAAATAACTTACCATTACTTGTCGTATATGTCAAATTATTCTTTTTTGCATAGTTAGTGATGAACCACTCCAAATTACGAAGTGATATGCCACTGGATTTATCGAGTATAGATTTTAACATAGTTTTATTCTCGGTGTCGTCATAAAAGTGATTGATTGATGTTAGCAGAATATCCGATTTACTCATTACTATAGTATATTATCCAAATCTATAAGCC